TCTGGTCGAGTATTGGATTAGCCAATTGCTCATCTGCAGTCGGTTTTTTGCTCATATTTCTCGGTATCAGCTCCGGTACTTCCTTTAGAGATGAACCTCTGAACCATTTATACTGAACTTTATCATTATTTGTTATCTTAAAGACCATTTCTGTGGTCATGAACTCTTTTGCAGTATCAACTACGAGTTCCATTACTTGACCAAGACCTTCGGATAACATAAGAGCCTTGTGATTCCCTCTTCTTTGCCCAGCCTCCTGAAGTGCAATGATAGCAGAAGCCGCACGAAGCGACCCAGCACGCCTGCCCTCGAGCACATCAGGACGACCAGACACGAGCTCAGCTTCCTCAAATGCCTTTTCACGTCGGGAGATAACGTACATAGGCATAGGATAAGGTACAACCTGTTTCCAACCATTTATGTCATGAGCTGGAACTTTAAGTCCAGGCTCATTTGTCCAAGTCTTAGGATTGATACCAGACCCAGTGGAGACCACAATCTGATTATTTGCAGTCAGTCTTGCATTGGTTAGAATCTGGTCGTCGAGGTCGTCAATGGTATTCTGCACAGGAATAAGTTGTTCGACGTCGCCTTTGCCCCAAATTCGACCTTTACATTTATAACAAGGAATCAGAACAAATGGATATCTGCCATGTTCTAAGTAGTCATCTTCCATATCCCATCTGGAGTCATACAACAGTTCATCTTGGGTACAGTAGATGAGCCTCAATGTTAAGTCGTCATCTTTCCACCAGTACTCATATAATACAGCTTCATCTCCAACTATCTCATCAGATATAGCAGTCTCTTCAAGAACTCGGTAATCATAATACTGTAGACCAGTTTCAGGTTTAACTCGTTTACCACGTGCTCCGAATACCCTTCGGAAGAACGACAACGGTCTGACCTGAGTATGAATGAAGAAGTCACCTTCTTGAATTCGGAATGGGTCTGTCACTTTCGGGTCAGGGAACAAAGTTTCGATTCCACAGTAGTCTATTGTGATGAGTCCTTTACCTCTTAAAGCTTCCTCATCATAGTAGACTTTCCAACCGACAGTTCCTTGAATAAGTCTCTCTCTTTCAGCACCGTCGATTTTAGGAACCATTTTATTCTTATCCCATACCCAATCACATACCATCTCGACATCTTGAGCAAATGGCATATCTGATATCTCAACACCAAAGACTTCAACGTCCATATCTCCTTGTGTCAAGTCAGCAACTTGTGATTCGATAATAGCCTGTATGACATTTGTCTTAGCAGACCCAGTTTCAGTTGGGTCATTCTCGCCTGCCCAGTATTCATGGAACAATTTCATATTCTGCCTAATGCCGTAGACATCTTTCATATCATAAGCAGACTGATACCGTTCCATTACGTCAGCAACGATACTTCGCTCTTTTTGTTTCTCTTTAAAGTTGTCAGCCAATCCTTTGATTTGCATTTAAAATCCTTTTCTTTATGTCTTGATGGACATAACCTGGTTTATAAAAGTCTTCATCTTCCGCAAATGATGGATGGATAGACCGAGGTACTAATATCTTCGATTCAGTAGGTTGATAAGCATCCAGAACTCCATGTCTCAAACCAAAAGTATTTATAAAGTATTTGAAAGCATCTAACGCATGATTCTCCATGATCTTCATCATCTCTTTCAACGAAGTACCAGTTAAAGTAGTTGGAGACCAAGCTGCTTGCTTTATCTGATGAATTAGGTTCTTACATCTGGAAGATATATGCAACTTTTTATCTCGTAACAACTGTGTCACAAGAGTTATGAAGTAGTCTATATCATTTGACGTAGGTATAAGTACAACTCCTTCTTCACTGTAGAAGTCTTTCGGTGATTTCTTGTTAGGACCTCTGACTACCACAGACGGGTCAGCATACAGATATTCAAATCCTCTGTGCTTAATTCCTTTACACATATCTCTTATATCTGCATTGGCTGTATAGTCTTCATCATATATAAAGACATGCCCATCCATATTCACGCAACCATATTCTGCACAGGTAGGAGCAGACACTCCGAAGTCAAATCCTCCACCTTTTTGCCACTGGACTTTGAGTTCAATTTCTCCAGGATTGTATACATGAATCTTTTCATCGAAGTCTGGGAATATCTGACCTTCGAAAGCTTCAAATGAAGCATCTAGAAATCTGTCACACCAAGTCTTAGGATTAGTTCTTCGTAATTCAGCTTCATATCCTGGAGGAAGATAAGCAGCGTTAGCTGAAGTAGGAACTGTGATTCCATTGAATAGACTATTATCATGTCCAGGTGAGAAGAATAATTTCCATATCCAGTCTTTACCACCTGAGTTTGTAAGAATCCAACCTCTTCCAGGTCCCACAGGATGTCGTCCGACACGAGCCATTAATAGTCTGAAAACATCCTCTGGTACCTCTTGTCCATCAGGCTCATGAGCTTCATCAATCATGAACCAACTTAAATCGAGAGACCCCAATTGTCCTGGTTCATCCAAGTGCATGAATAAGACCTCACTGAGAATGGGTTGTCTATGTTCAAGGTCTTTATATCGTCCAGTATATAACCAGACGTGACCTTCATTCTTGTTGTAGTTGGCAATCATTGAAGGTTCTATAACTTCAAAGAACCTCCTTTGAGTCGTATCTCTTAAAGAGGTTGCTGTCAAACGTCCAATTACTCCGAAGCTTCCAGGATAGAGTCCATTGATTTTTCTAACTTCTTCAACTCCTGTACGAGTCTTACCAGCACCAACACCCGAGACTATGGCACGATATTTGGCTGGACATTGATGAAACCAAATCTGATGAGGATGAGGATGATATGGTTGAAGAGCTTGTATAGGAGCTAGAAAACTATTCTTCGGCATCTTCTCCTCCTTCCGTAATTTGGACTGAGTTCACAGGGAATTTAGCAAGCTGTTGCTTTTCTTGTTCAGAAAGCATACCTTCAGCGAATATGAACTTTACATCGTTCTTTGTGGCGAAGTTGACATCTTGAGCTATATTGTATTTATCAGGACGATTAGCTTTGAGGAGAAGTATCATGAGGGAGTCAGACTTTTCTTTGGCTCTTTCAATTGCCACAGATTCGAGACCATCGACAAATCTCTCATTCATAGTATTGAACATCTCTAAGTACTCAGGGTATATTTCTTTCCATACCCTATGGAGTCGTCTTGGCAGACCACATTTATCGAAAGCTATACCAATTACTCCACACTTGACGAACTCGTTGAGAGCTGCTGTCATTAAAACACGCAGTTGTTCAGATGGAGTGTCTGGTGTATAATCAAAGTTGTCTGGTAAGTTGTTGATGGATTTTTCCATTAGGTACTTCACCTCCATAATACAATCATATTAGGCTTAGGGATATGTTGTCAATGAGGATTGGATAAATATTTGTAACTTCTAGTTTAAGAGGAAAATAATAGAAACTCTCTTTATTCTTAATTTTTAAAATTGAAAGTACGCGTTATCTCGCCCACCCTATATATGACTACAACTTCAACTTTACGTCGTGGCGTTGGTATGGCATGCCTTTATTGTCATTATCATCCTTGACATTAACTATGTGCTCACATAAAAAAATAACGCACATTTTTACATGTGCGTTATTGTCAATTATTGTTATTCGATTTTAATTAATCCATATTCGGCAATGAACGTATCACATACCGTCCATAAATTCATACCATATTGAATGATTGATTTCAATTGGGTATCATCGTTTTTGAATACCCAATTTTGCCGATAAACGTGATTACAATCAGTCGCAAATTTTGCACGTAAATGGCGGCGTAACAATTTACCACCATCTTCAAATCCGAATACCGTACATATTACATTCGGCGTAACAATTGCATAATTTTTGACAATTGCATCCATTACCATTTCAACATTGACTTTTTCATTGATTTTTTGTGCCATTTTTTCATACCATCCAATTTTAAAATATTCAATCAATTAATTGATTGTATTATTATTATCACCCAATTGAACAATATTATACATTTTAAACGCATTAAATCTTTTTACATTATTCGACATAATATCTCATCATCCTTCTAAACTCATCCTTATTTACCAATCTATTCCACTCACTTCTCGCCTTGAAGGTCCAGGGAGCTAAGCTTCAGCAGTTCAGGAGTAGGCACTACTTGCAGCTACTGATAGCTTCTTGAGAGAACAGGTCAAGGGAGCTTAGTCTTACTACTAACAGCTTCTAATAGCTTCTAACAGCTTCTTTAAGCTTCTACAAAGTTCATCTAGCAGGTTTATATTTACCAACTCTGGACATAATAACAATATACCAATAAAATGAAAGGATTTTT